AGCAGCAGGAACAAGTGCAAGTGCAGTAATAGGAAAATCTATTGCAATGGCAATGATTTTCGGATAGTAATAACAAAAGAGGAATAAAAAATGGCAACACCAAATTTATATAGCGTCGATACGATCACACCTAAAGCTACTATGGGTAATTTAGGGGATACAAATAGAACAACAATGGTAGATGTTACAGCTGAATACGCTGCCAAAATTGAAACAATTTTAATAGCTAACACAGATGGAACTAACGCATGTGATGTTACAATAGAAGTTAGTAATGATAATGGAAGTACTTATTATAAAATAGGAAGTACAATTTCTGTTCCCGCAGATTCAACATTAAGTTTTTTAGATGCATCCGGACCTTTATGGTTAGACGAAACAGATTTATTAGCCGTGACCGCAGGAACAGCAAGTGATTTATCATGGCATGTTGCTTATGTGGAAATGAAGGATGCTTAATAAAGGAGAGAAAAATTAAATGCCTAAAATAATTAAAGTAGCCAAAGGTACTTTCACCGCTTCTAATATTACTGTTGATTCATCAGGAAGAGTTGTTACAGCTTCTTCTGGAGCAGGTGCTGCCAACATGATACTGACAGAGTCATTAGCTAATGATACTACTGCTGGAACTTTTACAGCTAATCCTGCAGCTAACAAAATTCATTTATATTTAAGAGGTGGCGGCGGAGGTGGCGGCGGAGGAAATCCGGCCCCACATGGAGACGGTGGTCATGGTGGATTTGGAGTATGGTCTATTCCAATATCACAGCCTTACGCAGTTCCATATGCTATGGGTGCAGGTAATGCACTTCAACCTGATACTAATGTTCCAGGCGCAGCTGGTGGAGCCTCAACTTTTGATACTAACAAAGTAGCTAATGGTGGTAATGGAGGAGGTCGAGGACCTAGTCCAGGAAATCCTGGAAGTCCGGGAAATGCTCCAGGATCACTTATTGATTTTTCTCAACCGACTAATGCTTTAATGACACCTTATATGTTAGCATTTCAGATGGCTTCAGGTGAATTAGTACCAACTACAGCTGCCCCTATTACTCATACGGGTGCAGGTGGTCCTGGTCCAGGTGGTACAGGAGGTCCGGGAGGATTTAAAATTTTCGAGGATATAGGTTAATAATGGCTAAACTTTTATTTCAAAAAGACACCCCAATAGATTTTAATACCTTTATTAAAGCAATAAAAGTAGACGGAGATGCTGATGGTACTTGTGCGATACATACTTGCCAGACAGTAGATATATCTGATGCAGACTACGAAGGTTTTTGTGATGGTTCAAAATTTTTAGCAATTGAAAGTAATGTTGCTAGTTTTGTAGATGCTACAGAAGATACAACACAAGTAGATAAGGAAATATTTACCTACTCTTATAATACCTTTAAAGAAAAATTAGAATTTGATATTTCTATGAAACCATCTCATTCTAAAATAACTGAAGTTCAAGCATGTCTTTCTTTTTTAAATACTATAGATGTGGATAATCTCTCTTATCCCACAGATAATCTAGATAAAAAATTAAAAGACAACAATAAATATATAGCACTTTCAGCATTTTAATATCTTTACTTTCTTTTTTAAATGTGTACATTCCCTTGAAATGTTCAAGAAAGACAATATAATTCAGTTTTTATATCCCAAAGGCACAAAAGACTTGTTCAAAGATGTTTTTCCCATTCCAGCTAAACTTAATATACCTGAGTGGTATAAAGATCTTAAAACCTCACAAGAGTATGTTACTATAAAAAGCTGCATTCCTTTTTTAGACGCTCTGACTGCAGGTTATATTTTGCGAATGCCCCAAGATTTTCATGTAAAACATAACTATGTGAATAAAGAAGGAAATAGAGATAGTAATTTTAGATTTGGATTTAGTGACGCTGAATATGGCAGGCTTATAGAAAGAGGAATAAATATGAATACCAAAGACCGTGAAACACATCACCCCGACCAATTAGGGCGCGAGTGTCCTTTTCATAAAAAAAATAAATATTTACCTTATTATAAAATTTTAAATCCTTTTAAAATTGTAACACCTCCTGGATATTCTTGTTTATTTGTACCTCCTTTAAATAATACTGATGATAGATTTAATATAATTTCAGGACTTGTAGATACAGACACATTTAAACCACCTGTAAATTTTCCTATTATAATAAATGGCGATAAATATCCTGAATTAGAATCTACTATTAAAAAAGGAACTCCGTACGTTCAAGTTATACCTTTTAAAAGAGAGAGTTGGAAAATGAAGATGGGTGAACAAAAAGATGATAATATAATAACTCATTTGACTATCATGAAAGAAGTATGGAATAATTATAAAAACAATCTATGGAGCAAAAAGAGATGGATGTAGAAAATTTTTCAAATGCTGCAACCACAGATTTAAGAAATTTTGTAAAAATTTTTGATGATACTTTAAAACCTGGTATAATAGGCTCTTGTGTAAAATATTTTAATACTTTAAAGTATCATGATGCAGGGATTATAGGAGACCAATCCAACCCCATTTTTCCTGGTCAGGAACCATCGGAAGAAACCCCTAAAGTACCAGTAGATAAATCTATACGAAATACTCAAACTTGGGATTTTACAGCTGGTACGCTAACAGACATTCATTGGAGAAATCTTTTTAGATATGTAATAACACATACATTTCATCGGTATCAAAAAGAATGTGATATTCGTACTCAAATTAGTGCAACTAAATTAGTAACTTTAAATCTTTTAAAGTATGAAGAAGGAGGTTTTTATATCCCTCATTCAGACAGCCATGCAACTTATCCAAGAACTATAAGTGTAGTATATTTTTTAAATAATGATTATGAAGGTGGAGAATTAGTATTTCACACCCCTGATAGAGAATGTAAAGAAATGTTTAGAGTCAAAGCTGCACCAGGAAGAGCTGTGTTCTGGCCTTCTAATTTTTTATATCCTCATTCAGTTACAAAAGTTACTAAAGGAAGGAGATATGCTTTAGTAGCATGGCTAGCTTAAAACAACTTACCTATAAAACCATACCTGGTTTTTTAAATAAAACAGAAATAGATATTTTAAAAAAATATTGTAAAATAAGACATGTTAATAATGTCAACAATTTTGATCTGCTTCAAAATAACTGTGGTGATACTTATTTTTATAAAGATGAATTGATGGAAACAATAGCAAAAAGAAAAAAAGAAATAATTGAAAAAGCAATAGGACTAGAATTAAACGAAACGTATACTTTTTGGCGATGTTATACTTTCGGTGCGGAACTGAAGGTGCATAAAGATAGGCCCTCTTGTGAAATTAGTGCAACAGTTTGTATAGACGGAGATAAATTAGATTGGCCTATTTATATGGATGGCAAACCTCACATATTAAAACCAGGAGATGCTATGATCTATAATGGGTGTAGACTAAAACATTGGAGAAAACCGTATGAGGGAGATTATCATATGCAAGCTTTTTTTCATTATGTAAATAAAAAAGGACGCTATGCAAATTACAAAGGAGATATAAAAAGATGAAAATAGTTCAATATGAAGATGGTTCAGCTAAGCTCATGTTTTCAGATGCAGAAGTTGAAATTTTAAAAAAACAAGCTTTCATTGAATTCCCAGCAGAGGGCATAAAACATTTGGCAAATAGTTTAATGAAGATTGCTACTGATTTAGTTGAAAAGTTACCTGAAGATAAAAAAAAGTTAGTAACATTTCCGGAACAACATATAGCGTCTGTTTCACATGAAGACAAATAATTCAGTTTTTCATATAATTGAAAATTTTATAAGTGAGAAAGACGCTAAACAATTTATTGATTTTTTTAATACCAATGAAAATCTTTGTAATGATGTAGAAGAAGAACATAAACATAGAAATATTCATTATGATGATATTAAAAATGAAAAAATAAAAAATTTATTAGATTATTATGCAATAAAAAATAGTATTTTTATAGATCATTTGTTTAAAACTAAAACAACTCTATGGCAAACAATGAGGCTTTGTCGCTGGAATGAAGGGGAGACAATGGCTCTTCATATAGATAGAAACGTTAAGTCAAGAACCAATAACATGGATTATTCTTCCTTACTTTATTTAAATGATGACTATGAAGGTGGAGAATTAATATTTAATACTGAAATTTTAAAGATGAAAAAATTTAGTTGCATTGTTTTTGAAAGCGATATCCATATTCATGGGGTAAGGAAAATTTTAAAAAACAAAAGATACACGATCCCTTCCTGGTATCAAAAAATAAATGAATGATTTTAATGGCTATTTGAGCTATACAAAAGAGTATTTTATATTATAATATCTATATTAAAGGATTTTTATGTTACAAAAGATAGGTTTTCTTCCTGGATTCAATAAACAACTTACCCCCACAGGTGCAGAAGCCATGTGGACGGGAGGAGAAAACGTTCGTTTTAGATATGGTACTCCTGAAAAAATAGGAGGGTGGTCTCAGTTAGGAGACAAGTCTTTATGTGGGTCTGCTCGAGCTCTTCATCAAATGGTTAATAAAGAAGGAATTAAGTATGCCATCATTGGAACCAATAGAATTTTATATGCATATTCTGGCGAGGTGTATTATGACATCCACCCTATCAAAACTGACTTTGGAGCATTAACAAATGCCTTAGCCTCTACTTCAGGTTCCGCTATCCTTACTATTACTTTATCCTCTACCACAGGAATGACAGCAGGAGATATTTTATTTCTTGAAGATGTTACCATTCCTACAGGCTCAGGTTATTCTACTTCTGATTTTGACGATAAAACTTTCATGATAACTGAAGTAGTAAATTCTACTTCGGTTACTATTACAATGGGATCCACTGCAGATGCAACGGCTACTGATGGAGACTGTTCTGTTAAATGGTACTATCCAGTAGGCCCAGCTGAACAGGTTGGAGTTTATGGATGGGGTATATCCCATTTTGGTGGTAGCGTAATCAATCCTCAAACAAACACTTTAGATGGAGCCTTAGGAGACAATGTTTATGGAACTGGAGGATCAGGAACCAGTATTACTTTAGATTCAGTTACAGGATTTCCAACCACGGGTACAAACTATATTCAAGTAGGCACAGAAGAAATTTCTTATACAGGAGTTTCAGGACTTAATTTAACAGGAATAAGCAGAGCGGCACGAGGAACAACAAGAGCGGCTCATTCAGATGGAGCGACAGTAACTAATACCAGTGACTATGCTGCATGGGGTCAAGCTGCGGCTACAACTGATAAAGTTGCTGAACCTGGTTTATGGTCTTTAGATAATTTAGGTACTACCCTCATTGCTTTAATTTTCAATGGACCAGTATTTGAATGGGATTCAGATTTATCTAATGCTGCTGCAACAAGAGCAACAATTATTGCAGGTGCACCAACCGCATCCAGAGATATGTTAGTCTCTACTCCCGATCGTCACTTAGTTTTATTTGGAACTGAAACAACCATTGGTACACCAAGTACTCAAGATGATATGTTTATCAGATTCTCTAATCAAGAGGATATAACTGACTGGGCACCTACTGCAATTAATAGCGCTGGCACACAAAGACTGGCTGCCGGCTCACGGATCATGGGATCTAAGCTAGGTAGAAATGCACTTTACGTATGGACGGATACATCTTTATTTACTATGAGATTTGTAGGTCAGCCTTTTACCTTTGCTTATGAACAAGTGGGAACCAACTGTGGATTGATAGGAAAAAATGCAGCTGTCGAAGTTGATGGTGCTGCTTACTGGATGTCTGACAATGGTTTCTTTAGATTTGCTGGTAAACTAGAATCAATGGATTGCTTGGTGGAAGATTATGTTTATGATGATCTTAACACAACCTCTAATCAATTTATTTATTGTGGAATTAATAACTTATTTGGAGAGGTTATGTGGTTTTATCCAACGGCCGATTCCAATGTGGTTAATAGATGCGTAATCTATAGTTATTTAGATTCAAGTCCATCTAGACCCATATGGTTTACGAACGCCAGCTCAACTTTTCCAAGAAGTACTTGGATTGATTCGGCTATCTTTGGCTTACCTCATGCCACTTCTTATGATGCAGGTACTGACACCTGTGATACAGTAGGAAACACGGACGGAATTTCAATTTATTATGAACATGAAACTGGAGTTAATCAAGTTAAAGGAGGAACTACTACTGCTATTGCAGCTAATATTCTATCTGGTGATTTTGATATTACTCAAGATCAAAAACAAGGAATTACATTTAGAGGAGATGGAGAATTTCTAATGAGAGTGAGTAGATTTCTACCAGACTTTTTAACTCAAACAGGTAATACTATTGTAGAATTAGATTTAAGAAATTTCCCTAATCAAACAGCAGCGAGTTCTAGTCTTGGACCTTTTACTATTACTTCGAGCAC